GCAGTGGCTGTTGCAGTGGCGTTGATTGCGGAGGTTGTAGCGTGCGTGACGCGGCCGGTTCCTGCAATATCGCCTGTGACGTTACCTGTGACGTTACCTGTGACGTTGCCCGTAAGATTGCCAACAAAACCATTGGTGGACGTGACTGGGCCGGAGAAGGTGGTTGATGCCATGATTTTTCCTTACATGCAAGTGAGGGTGTTCTGTCTGCATGTCGTCAGCCGGGACTGTCAGAACACCGGAAAGGCCCGGAATGTGCTCAATATACACCAAAAGAAAAAGGGGCACAAGGCCCCTTTTTCCATTTACCTGACTATTAAGCGCCAGGCGAGCCGAACATGCCGCGTGGGTCACTGAAGCCGAAGCTGTAACGCTCACGTGCCTTGTAACGGACGTTGCCGGTGTCGAAGTCGCCTTCGAAGCCAGTCTTCATAGACACACGTGTGAACATCTTCATGCCGTTAGGTGCGTCAGTCTTGATGAAGTACGCATCTGGATCGGTAAGGAAGTTGTTGACAGTGTAGCCCTGAGGCACCATGCCCATGTTGAGAATAGCGTTGATGTCGTTATCCGCAGTTGCAGTACGCAAAGTGGATTTTAAAATCCGATCTGCGGTAAATTGCAATTCCTTCGGAATAATCAACTTCAAGCCCTGCACCGCAATCTTCAATCCACGCTCATCAGTGAACGCAGAAATGTCGATCAACGACTGCTCCAAGGAGGTCTCAGACAAGTCCGCTGGGGTTGCCAGTGTGTTGGACAAGTTAGGACCACCCAAAGTGGGGTGAGCAGTAGAACACAGAGCAACACCGTCGCCACCAATAGAGGTAGTGAAAGCGCCGTTCAGGATGGCAGCAGCTTTGATCTGCTTGGTTTGCGCCATAGAGCGTGCCAAAGCACGTGTATAGCGAGCGCCAAGGCGGTCATAGAGGTTGTCCTCTACGGCTTCTTCAGTCAAGGAGAAAGCCAAAGCAATGGTCTCATGAGTGTAACGCGCTGTGTAAACCTCTTGCGCCTGGTCGTACGCGACGCCAGAGCCTTCAGTCTTCACAGGAGCTTCACCAAAACCCGATTCCATCACTTCCTCTTCAAACGCGCGGTCAGAAGATTCAATTGAATAGATTTGGGTGTGTTGGTTTTCGTAGTTTTTATACTCGAGGCCGAACAAGGCGTTTAAGCCTGGCTCAAGTTCCTTAACGAGTTGTGCGCGGGAAATTGCCATTTATGTTCTCCTTAAGTACTAAAGCCTGGTGTACCAGTGCTGCCGTACATGTGCTCGTTGATCTTCACAACGAGAACGGCGTATTGGCCCATCTCGTTACCAGGAACATTCCACAGGCCGACTGCTTTCAAATTGGCAGTAGCGTTCTCTGTGAAAGTGCCACTCATGGTCATATTGGACACACCAGTGGTGGTGCTACCAGTGGTGCTGGCAGTGATGTCAGCGTTGGTACCAATATTAGTTTGAGTAGGGGTTCCAGCATTTTGGATGATGAACAACTGGCTGGGATCATCAATAACATCAGCGATGATTTGACCGCTGGTGATATTGACAGAACCGGGATAGTAGTTCTTCCATGTAGGCTTGCCAGTGGTGGGATCGATATAGCTTACGCCATTCAAAACGCCAACAGCAACCGTATGGTCCGTGTTGTTGAATTTGACAAGATAACCATTGTCAATGGTCACCAAGTCGCCTTGGTAGATTGCTCCGGACTGGTTATCGTTAATCAAGTATCCGTACTGTTTTTGACCGCCAGTAGCAGAGAGATTACCGAGAGGACGCAGACCAAAGGGCTTATTGATGTTTGCCATTTGATAATTCCTTTAAAAAAGATTATTCAGCAGCTTTGGGGCCGCCGAAGGTGACTCGAGATTGCCGTGTGGGGCGTTGAATCTTCATTGAACCATGAGCATTGCTCTTCATCAACTCATTATCAGCCGCCTGCATTTGATCGCTCGCACGTTGGTGGTAATACGCATTACGCTCCTGCACGTTCTCTTCGGGAATGCGCGCTAAGAGAAGACCTCCCACACTGATAACACCAGCATGTCGGCCGTCTTCAACAGATGGGACAGGGAAATCAGGATATTCATCAGCACGAACAAGTTCATAACCCTCGCGGATTTTGCCTGCTACGTTCGTACGATCTTCCTGACCGCCAATTTCTGCACGAATCCATCTGTGCTTCGTTCCCTCCAGAGGAGGTGGAGCATCTAGTCGAGAAGGAGGAGCCCAGGGCTTGCGGCGTGTTTCGCTGTCGCGAGTTGTCGCGCTACGAGATTCACGGTTTAAAGTTGGTACAAGGTTATCTGTCATCTCTTACTCCTTAACGTACTTGGCGTATTCCTCAAGAGGAACGCCCAATTTTTTGGCCATCGCAACTTGACTCGGTGAGAGTCTCACAGTGCGGCGTGCTGAACTATTCACTCCCGATGAACGGGTTGCAGGAGCCACCGACTGCACGTTTCTGGTGGTACTGTTGTTTTGCGCTTGAGAAAATTTCTTTGGGAAAGTGTTTCTCATGCGTTTGTCGAGCTCATCATAATACTCCTCAGATGATCCGTCAAATCCTTCATTAATCACTAGCTGCTTATGGACGCCCCAGGCTGTATTTGTCATGACAGTATCCTGGCCATACCACGGATTTCTCTCCATCCAGTCTTCTAGCTTGGGGTCCACAGGAGCAGGTTGCTGATACTGGGGTTGCTGATACTGAGGCTGTTGCACAGGGGACGCCGCTTGTTGCTGGACATATGCCGCCCGGCGTTGATCCTCTTCAGATACTTGGCGCTGGTCATATATAAGGTCGGTCAGACGCTGATTTGCTTCGGTCTCAGTGTCAATGTCGCCCTCTTCCCGGGCCTTACGGATGATTTGTTTTAAAGCAACAACTTGGGTCTCTATGCGTCCCTTTGCCTCATGCAATCGCTCTTCATCCGTGCGAAGCATGCGCTGTTGAAGCTGACTGGACTCTTCCTGCACTTTTTTAGCGTAGGTAATTGCAGCCTCTTCCCGGCGCTGAGTCTCCCGTAGGCGGGCAGTCAACTTATCAATACGCTTTTTTACATTCTCGCTATATTGATTAATCTCATTTTCAGGTTTTTCACTCTCCGCCTGTGGAGTTTGTGATATTTCCTGTTCTTGAACCGTGTCTTCGGTGTCTACTACATCCACATCAACAGGGCTTTCCCCCTCGCCTAATTTAAATTCAATTTCTTGTTGGTTATTCATATTCATGCTCCTTACATGTGCAAAATATCATCAGGGCTGTTAACTACCCCAATAATTTCATCGTCGTTAAGAATTCGAATCTCTCCACCATCAATTTGGAGACGAGAACCTGCGTATCGACCAAAAATAATCCAGTCACCTTCCTTGCACCAGGGGCCATTGGGGAACTTTGATTGATCCGCATAGGCAAGGTCTCCCGTCTTCAAGACGTAGCCACAGTTGGTTGCAAGTTGGGTTTTTCTTTGGGTTTCTTCGGCCAAGACGATGCCGCCTTTGGTCTTTTCCGCGCCACGATAGGGCAAGACGGCAATGCGCCAGCCTGTGGGGGTAGGAATGCGGTCTCGGACAGCTTGTTCAAGCTTCTCAGGATTAAATCCCTCGTCCGTATACGCGTCATCAAGGCAAGGGCCTTTTGTCTCTGCCTCTTCGCGCCACTTGCGCTCTAAAGCAGTCAGGTTCTCTTCAACTTCCATTAGCATCTCCTCTTTGGTTAAAAATCATCGGTAGTCCTTCGTGACAAAAGATCACGAACAGCTTGTTCGGCAAGTTTTAAACCTTCGAGGCGACCCATCATGAAGCGATAACGCTCCATATCATTAATGGTGCCATTCAAAATGATAGCCTCCGAGTCTTCTCGGAGCTTTCTTAATTCTTTAACAACGGATTCTGCAAATTCGAGCATGGTATTTCCATGAAAAGCAGGTGGTACAAGGCCCCACCCGTTGGCAAGTGCTTACATCTCAGTATATCTCAACCGGACGGTTGCCGTCTTTCTTCTTTACGACCATAAAGGCACCACCCTTCTTGGCCTCCTTCGGCTTGCTAGGCCTGTTGGACTTACCAGCAGTCGATAAAGCAATCGCAACAGCTTGTTTCACCGCTGCGGTTTTGTTCTTCGGCTTACTAGTTCCAATCTTTCCTTTTTGTTTATATGCAGTGACCATCTCTCCAATATTGGAGCTGACTGTTTTGCGACTTGAGCCTTTTTTAAGCGGCATTTCGGCCTCCTTGAGCTGGTGGGTTGTTTTGTGTCGTACCAATTCTCTCTCGAGCAACCGTGGCACGAAGCATTGCAATATTCTCTTGTGACTTTACACGGTTTTGCTGCGCTTGAGAGTTCTGTGCAACCTTTTGTTGGTCAATCGCTAGTTTCTGTTGCTCCAACGCAAGTTTCTTCTCGTCATTCTCAGCGCGTTGTTTCAGTTCCTGCTCCTTGAGCTGGATCAACGGGTCTCCCTGCTCCCCAGACAACTGGTTTTGCATGTCCCTGACCTCTTGCATGAACAAAGCAATCTTCAGCGCAATCATGCCTTCCTTTTGGATAGGAGAGACGATGTTATCAGGGTCCGTACCATAGCTCTGGAACAACTCGGCTTCCACATCCTCTTCCGCTTTGATCCTTACATGGTCAAGAATGTGTTTTTGTAAGGTAGTTGCCGCCATAGCGTTAGCTTGCAGGATAGGAGATAGCCCCATCATCAAGTGACTGGCAATGTGGGCGTCATGTTGCTGTCCAGCAAAGGCTTTGAGGCGCATATTGTTAAGAACAGAACTGTTCTCACTGGCCGGGTCCTTGGGCATCTGAGCATTTTGAGGTAACAAGATACCTTCAATATCCCGAACATTGAGCGCAGAGTACACGCGGTAGTACGCTTCGTACATATCATGCATCTGTGGCGCACTCTGGGCCATCTGCAACTGCGTTTGCGCCAAAGTAATGCGCTGGGCAGAGCTAAAGATGTTGGGGTCCGCAACAGGTAGCACCGCCACCATGTTGTTGAAGTCCTTCCTCTTGATCGAACGCGCGCCACCCGGTACGTCATACGGATAGCTGTCTGGCATGTACTCGCCAAAGCCCTTGGCCAACATCTTAAACTCAAGCCCCTGCGCATAGTGCAGGCGTTTGTGAATAGCAGACATGACAATCGAGCCGCGCTCGAGTAACGCCAGAGTTGTTCCTACTTGCGCATTCTGATTTGCATCCCCTACCTGCATGTCCGCAGTACTGGCCAAGCGTTTACCCGCATCAACAAGGAATCCAAGCAACGCAAACAGTGCTTGGCTAGGTTCTTTGTACGGCAAAGGCAACAAGGAAGCAGTAAGTTCCGCTCCGCCCGCGTCAATATCTCTCCACTCGCCTGGTTGGATAGGACTATCGTTGTCCGCGATCCGCGCGCCCTTGGCTTTGAAGCCCGCAGGCAAGTTCGAGAGCGTTCCCGCATCAAGAAGCTGGCGCAAAGCACTGGTTGCGCCCTTGGACAGGCCTCCAACCATGTGGACAAAGCCCATACCATACGCGCCAAGGCCTTCGACTAGCACATAATGCACAAAATAGTCCTTGCGCACCTTCAATTCGTCGTCTTCTCTCCAATTTCTGCGAACACCAACGACTTTTAGGCTGTCCTCAAGCATCGTAACCACGTACGGCAAGCGAATTTTGGTAGGCTCGCCCTCTTCATCCTTGTCTTCAAAGCCAGGGATATCCAAATCCACTTGCATTTCCAACAAAAATACTTCTTCGACGTCGTCAGTAGGCTGTACTCCAGTAACTTTGTCCACCGCATCTTGAATTTGAGTGGTGTCGGGCAGCATAGTCTGCGATTCCACGTCCACATCCAAGTATTCGCCGGCCACAATGCGCTTTCTGAACTCGTTTGAGTCCATCGCAATGCGGTGCGTGATCCGTGGGCACTGGCTCATGACGCTTGAGCCGTTGTACGGGATGTATACATCATCGGCCAAGCACAGTTTGGAGACCATGCGACCTATCTGATGGTCGTAATACACCTTCTTAAAGGCAGAACCACCATATCCTGTGTAGAAAAGCAACTGATCAAACTCAGGTGTGTACTCTTCCATCACCGAAGTGATCTGGTAGTTCATAAAATCTTGCACGCGAGAGGCTTGTTGGGTCTTTTCTACCGTCTCACGGCCTACGACTTGTGTGCGAACAGGGCCGCCAGCGGGCATCAGCTCCTTAAAGGCCTGCGCCTGGAACTGCACAATTGCCTCTGTCAACATTGGATGGGTCGCGCCTGAGGCGCCCCTGAAAGGCTTAGTGCGCTCTTCCAGCTTCAATCCCAGTAAGTCCATGCCCTTGGAGTACATCTGCTCCCAGTCCGAGCGAGAGGACTTATCCGCCTCGAACATTGCGCCCACATCCATCGCAATATCGCTCAGGTCATTTTCATCAATGACCTCGGCTAGGTTGGCGTAGAAGTCAACCTCATCTGCATCGTCTTCTGTCATGTTGATGACGGCACTGCCGTCTTCTTCCAACACAATTTCAATGTCTGGCATTTCCTCCGCCTCAGAAAGAATAATGTCTAACTGAGGGGCCTGGTTTATTGCTTTGTCTATGGGCATGAGTGCTCTCTATT